GTTTGACAATACACCGCGCAGCGATAACGCCCCTAGCCCTCCACCGGCGGCACCTCCTCCCCCAACGGATGTGGCGCTACCGGCGACAAACCCTGCTGCTGCTGAGTCCCTTGAGTCTGCCATGATGAACCGAGACTTGGCGACCGTCAAAGCGATTATCAATCTGGCTGGTGAGAGCTACACGAAGAAATTCGGTAAGCCTGCCAACCGTAGTGTTACCAAGCGTGCTACTCCGGTTAAACCCGTAGCTCGTCAGAAAGAGGGCTTTACGAATCAGGCTGAGATGATTAAAGCTATGAGCGACCCGCGCTATCGTAGCGATTCTGCCTACCGCCAAATGGTAGAACAGAAGGTTATCGACTCCAGTTTCTAATTAACCCTCACTAAAGGGAGAGACCATAGATGCCTACAATGGTTGAATCACCTGAGCACAGAACTTTGTGGTCACTCCCATAGGTGAAACATTGAGAACCAACTCGATTCAAGTAGTAACCAAACTTTTCTTTAAATTAACATAAGGAGATTCAACATGGCTAACATTCAAGGCGGACAGCAAATTGGTACTAATCAGGGTAAGGGTCAGTCCGCAGCGGACAAATTGGCGCTGTTCCTGAAAGTGTTCGGCGGTGAAGTCCTGACGGCTTTCGCTCGCACCTCCGTGACCATGCCTCGTCACATGCTGCGCTCTATTGCTTCTGGTAAGTCCGCACAGTTCCCTGTGATTGGTCGCACCAAAGCTGCTTACCTGAAACCGGGTGAGAACCTCGATGACAAACGTAAAGATATCAAACACACCGAGAAGGTAATCCACATTGATGGCCTGCTGACTGCGGATGTGCTGATTTACGACATTGAGGACGCGATGAACCACTATGACGTTCGCGCTGAGTACACCGCCCAGTTGGGTGAATCTCTGGCGATGGCGGCTGACGGTGCTGTACTGGCAGAACTGGCTGGTCTTGTTAATCTGCCGGACGGCTCTAACGAGAACATTGAGGGTCTCGGTAAGCCAACCGTACTGACTCTGGTTAAGCCTACCACTGGCAGCCTGACTGACCCGGTTGAGTTGGGTAAAGCGATTATTGCTCAGTTGACTATCGCTCGTGCACCCCTGACCAAGAACTACGTTCCGGCTGCTGATCGCACCTTCTACACCACTCCTGACAACTACTCTGCGATTCTGGCTGCTCTGATGCCGAACGCAGCAAACTATCAGGCACTGCTCGACCCTGAGCGCGGTACTATCCGTAACGTGATGGGCTTCGAGGTGGTTGAGGTTCCGCACCTGACCGCTGGTGGTGCAGGCGATACCCGTGAGGATGCCCCGGCTGACCAGAAGCACGCTTTCCCGGCTACTTCCAGCACTACCGTTAAGGTTGCTCTGGATAACGTTGTGGGCCTGTTCCAGCACCGCTCTGCGGTTGGTACGGTCAAACTGAAAGACTTGGCTCTGGAGCGTGCTCGTCGTGCGAACTATCAGGCTGACCAGATTATCGCTAAATATGCGATGGGTCACGGCGGTCTGCGTCCAGAAGCTGCTGGCGCTATCGTGCTCCCAAAGGTGTCGGAGTAATTCCCGACCCCACTGGAGTTACGTTAAGTCAAAAGACCATGACGCTTGTTGAGGGTGCATCCCGTGCCCTCACAGGAACAGTCCAGCCTTCCGATGCGAATCAGTCGTTAAGCTGGTCGTCTTCTGCGGAAGATGTGGCTGTATGGGAAGCTGGAAAGGTTGTAGCCAAAGGTGTGGGAACGGCGGACATTACAGCTACTACCTCCAATGGCCTGACCGCTTCCTGTAAAGTGACTGTTAACGCCGCAACGTCTTAAAACACGTAGTGCCCAATTAGGGCATCATGTGGCGTGAAGCACTCTCAAGCCGCGAAGTGGCACATACGTCTGACTATGGGGACTACCAAGAGCTACGACTATCATGTGGGCAACCACCCTGAAAGCTCGTTGTGATTGGGATAACAATCTACTAATATGCAAACCCCTTGGGTTCCCTCTTTGGGAGTCTGAGGGGTTTTTTGCTTTAACCCTCACTAACAGGAGGTAACATCATGCGCTCTTATGAGATGAACATTGAGACCGCAGAAGAGCTATCAGCCGTCAACGACATTCTGGCTTCCATCGGTGAGCCACCAGTATCGACCCTTGAGGGTGATGCAAACGCTGATGTTGCAAATGCTCGACGTGTACTCAACAAGATTAACCGACAGATTCAGTCACGAGGATGGACATTCAACATCGAAGAGGGCGTGACTCTTCTACCAGATGCATTCTCTGGCATGATACCGTTTAGCTCTGACTATCTGTCAGTAATGGCTACAAGCGGTCAGACCCAATATGTCAACCGTGGTGGCTATCTCTATGACCGCTCTGCGAAGACTGACCGATTTCCTTCTGGTGTTCAGGTCAACCTGATTCGTCTGAGAGAGTTCGATGAGATGCCTGAGTGCTTCCGAAACTATATCGTTACCAAGGCTTCCCGCCAGTTTAACAACCGCTTCTTTGGTGCGCCGGAGGTAGACGGAGTGTTGCAGGAAGAGGAACAGGAAGCATGGAGTGCGTGCTTCGAGTACGAGCTAGACTACGGCAACTATAACATGCTGGATGGTGACGCATTCACCTCTGGTCTACTTAACCGCTAATCATAAGGAGGCTCTATGGCTCTCATTAGTCAATCAATCAAGAACCTCAAGGGTGGTATCAGTCAACAACCAGATATTCTCAGGTTCGCTGAACAGGGTAGCGTACAGATTAATGGCTGGTCTTCTGAGTCAGAGGGTCTCCAGAAGCGCCCACCGATGATTCACCTTAAGACCCTTGGCACTGCTGGGTATGTGGGTGCGCAACCTTACGTTCACCTCATCAACCGGGATGAGTTCGAGCAGTATTTCGTTGTGTTCACTGGTGAAGATATTAAGGTATTCGACCTCGATGGTAAGGAGTACCAAGTCCGTGGAGACCGCTCATATGTTCGTACAGCAAACCCACGGGAAGACCTTCGGATGGTAACGGTGGCTGATTATACCTTTGTGACTAACCGCAAGGTGGTTGTGCAGAGTAACGACCAATCTGTCAACCTTCCGGGATTTAAAGACCAAGGCGATGCGCTAATTAACGTTCGAGGTGGACAATATGGGCGTAGACTCTCAATCGAGTTCAACGGGGCTGAGCGTGCTGCTGTGCAACTACCAGACGGTTCACAACCAGCACACGTCAATGAGGTTGACGGTCAGGCCATCGCTGAGAAGCTGGCGGCTCAGTTGCGGAATAACCTAGGGAACCCCAACAATGACCAAGACCCAAATAAGTGGCGGTTCAATGTTGGCCCCGGATTCATCCATATCCTTGCGCCAAATAACGATAACGTTTGGGGACTACAGACTAAGGATGGTTACGCAGACCAGCTAATCAACCCTGTAACCCATTACACTCAGTCGTTCCAGAAGCTGCCTATTAACGCGCCAGATGGGTACATTGTGAAGATTGTAGGTGACACCTCCAAGACTGCCGACCAGTATTACGTTAGGTTCGACCTCAACCGTAAGGTGTGGGTAGAAACAATCGGCTGGAACACAAGGACTCACCTGCACTACCACACGATGCCTTGGGCGCTGGTACGCGCTTCTGACGGGAACTTTGACTTCAAGTACCTTGAGTGGGGTGCTCGTACTGTTGGCGATGATACAACTAACCCATACCCTTCCTTTACCGGACAGACAATCAACGATATTTTCTTCTTTCGTAACCGTTTAGGATTCCTTAGCGGGGAGAACATCATCTTGTCTCGCACCTCGAAATACTTCAACTTCTTCCCGGCCTCCGTGTCAAACTACTCCGACGATGACCCAATCGACGTTGCGGTTAGCCATAACCGGGTGTCAACCTTGAAGTATGCCGTTCCGTTCTCCGAAGAGTTGCTCCTGTGGTCTGACCAAGCGCAGTTCGTTCTGACAGCCTCTGATATCCTTTCGAGTCGCTCCGTAGGGTTGAACCTTACGACTCAGTTCGACGTGCAGGACAGGGCACGCCCACATGGTGTAGGGCGGAAT